TCTTTGCTCTTATCTGGAACAAACCAAACCAGTTCAGGTGGTTTCAGTTTGGCTGCGTCTGAGTCGCCTGAGTTCGGCCGTGTTCAGCCTCGGTTAGAAACGCCAATTGTTGCAGGCCCTTCTTATGGTGATTTAGTTGCAGGCTGGTCAGAGAGAGTGCTCAACAAAACTTTGTTTGGGTGGCAACGTCAAGCGTTGAATGGCCAGTTGACCCATGACGACAACGGCGACCTTGTGCATCGTGAATCTCTTGTTTCTACGGCTCGTCAGAACGGCAAGTCCGTTGCGCTTACGGCGCTTATTGGTTGGTGGCTTACTGACTTTGCAGCGATGCGTGGCAAACCGATGAGGGTTCTTTCTACGGCCAACAAACTTGATCGTGCTGTTGCCATCTTCAATGAACTTGCCCCGGTACTGGAGGCGCATTATGACGCCAAAGTCACTTGGTCTTATGGGCGCAACAAAGTCGAGATAGGCAACAGTGTTTGGGAGGTTCGTGCTGCGACGCCTCATTTGCATGGTGGAACTTACGACCTGATTATTGTGGACGAAGTTTGGAACGTCACCGAAGAAGTTTATTTTGACGCTTTACGGCCGTCACAAATTGCTGTGAAATCACCGTTGCTTTCTTCGTGGTCAACCAGTGGCGATGAGGGGTCGAAGACTATGCAACGTCTTAGGGAGCAGGCGCTGGGGGCGATTGACAAACACAAACAGACACGGCTTTATTTTGCTGAGTGGAGCCTTCCCGATGTTGACCCGAATGATGATTCATACTGGCGTTGGGCAAACCCAGCGTTGGGGGAAACCATTACCCTTGACGCTCTTCATGCAGCTGCAGAATCTCCTGATCGTGCAGCGTTCCTTCGTGCGCACCTGAATCTGTGGGTCTCATCGGCTGACGCTTGGCTACAACCTGGCGTCTGGGAGAAACTAAAGACCGAGCAGGAATGCCCTGCCGGTGGCGTGTTGGCTGTGGATTGTTCTGTGGATAGTTCCAAGTATGTGGGGATTCGCTGTGGACTAACTGAGGAACAAACGATTGTGGCCACGGTCGAGTTCTCTACCGAGTCCATGAAGGAGATGTGGCTTCAGATTGAGAAGGCGATGGAGGCAGACCCGAAACTGCGTCTGGTCATCTCGCCAACTCTTGACGTGCACACGCCCGAAAAGTTAGAACGCAGGCGCAGCACTTTCGGCTATGCAGAAATCCTCAAATTGACAGCCCTTACTAGATCGCTAATTTTGGAGCATCGGGTTTTGCATCGTGGCGAAGAACTCCTAGCAAGCCATGTCAACAGGGCTGTCCTTGCTAGGGCTAACGGCCAAGTGGTTATCTCTTCCCAGCGTTCACCGGGGCCTATCGAAGCAGCTCGACTTTTAGTGGTTGCTGCAGCGATGGTGTCACGCCCAATAAATACTGGCAAGGCTGCAATGGCTTTCCGTAGATAGTTGCATTTGCAACAATTGTGTGTAAGACTCCGAGCGTGGGTCTTTTTTCTCGCAAAATCCGAGCCGAGTACGCCAGTGCGCCTATCAAGGCTGCTGCTGGTGTCGGCTCGTCCGGAATCCCTGCTTTTTATGCGTGGAACGCTGGCACAGTTGAGACACTGGCGTTGTCTTTGCCTACCGTTTCACGCTCTTATGATCTGATGGCTTCGACCATTGGAAGCCTTGAGTTCAGGCAGTGCACAAAGCAGTGGACAGGCGAAAAATACGAAAAGATTTATGTGCCCAACGAAACGTGGATGGAGCGCCCTGATCCAAACTTGCCACGTCAGTTCATGCTTGCAAATACCTTCAAAGATTTGTGGTTTTACGGTCGAGCCTTTTGGTATGTGACTTCTCGTAACGCTGGCGATGGACGCCCAATGTCTTTCCGTTGGTTAGCAGCTGCGAACATTCAAACTCCCGACGAAACTGGCCCACAGTATTTCGGGATGACTGACAACATTCAGTTCAACGGTGTCAACATTGACGCTTCGAATGTGATCACTTTCTTGTCGCCGACAACTGGTCTTATCTTTACTGGCCAGCGAGCATTCAACATTGGCTATCACTTAGACCAAGCAGCCGACCGTTACGCAACTATTGAAACTGTGCCTGGCTACCTTCAGCAAACTTCTGCTGGCGAAACCATGTCAGGTGAAGAACTAGGTGATCTTGCTGCATCTTGGGCGTCTGCTCGCCGTGATGGAAACGTCATTGGCGCACTCAATAACTTTGTGGAATTTGTTGAGTTTGACAAAGACCCGATGAGTGTCAACAGCGAACAACGCCAGTATCAAGCACTCGATCTGTCAAGGCTTTGCTCCGTTCCTGCTTATCTCGTTTCGGCACCCACCCCCGGTGCTTCAATGACTTATCAGAACGCACAGCAGGCGAGACAAGACCTCTGGCTATTTGGTGCGCAAATGTACGCCACAGCAATCACACAGCGTCTTTCTATGGATGACGTGTTGAGCCGTGGACGCCATGTTGAGTTTGACCTTGACGATCTACTTCAGCAAAACGACATGGCCGAAATGTACAAAGAACCTGAAGTGCCTACACCATCGGAGACAGAATTATCATGATCAGACTTCAAGCCATTCCAGTGACACTGGATGCTGCTGCAGGCGAAGATTCGCCACGCACCATCACAGGCGTTGCCGTACCTTGGGATGTCACAGCAACAGTTTCAGACGGCACAAAGGTTTCTTTCCTTCGTGGCGCTTTTGACCTTGAAGCAAAGAACCCGAAACTTTTGGAAAATCACGATTCTGCGCAGTTGCGTGGCGTTGTGACTGAACTTGCAGATTCAGAAGAAGGACTTTTGTTTACTGCAAAGTTTGCCAAGACCAGAGCATCAGATGATGCAATTGAACTTGTGAAGGCAGGCGCTTACGACTCCGTAAGTGTTGGAGCAATTCCATTGAAGTTCACAACCACGAAAGACGGAACAATGATTGTTTCTTCAGCATCGCTTGAAGAAATCAGCCTTGTTGCATCCCCGGCATTCAAGGATGCCATCATCACAGAAATCGCTGCTTCCGAACCTGAAGAAGAAGCAACCGAAACCCCCAACAACGACACTTCCGAGGAGGAAACCATGTCACAAGAAACACCAGCAGTCGAAGCCTCCCAGCCCGACATTATTCAAACTCCACTGCTTGCAACAGCACGTCGTGAGTTCAAACTTCCATCAGCATCCGAGTACATCGCAACCTTCGTTCGTGGTGGCCACGACTGGGCACAGATGAACGCAAACATTCGTGCAGCAGCACCCGATGTTGTTACCAGTGACATTCCGGGCGTCATCCCGACCCCGATTGTTCAGCCGATTTTCAACTCGTTTGTAGGCTCTAGGCCTCTCATTGATGCCACTCAATTACGCCAAATGCCTCAAGGTGGAGCAGTGTTTATTCGTCCAGTAGTAACAACTCACTCGACAATTGGAACTGCAACGCAAAACACCACAATCTCAGCATCAGCATTTGAAATTGACGATGTGCAAATCACCAAGACAATTCAAGGTGGCTATGTAGAAATCAGCGAAGCCTCAATGGACTGGTCACAGCCTGAAGTGCTCGGCGCTTTGCTTGACGACATGGCTCGTGTCTATGCAGACCGTACTGACGTTCTTGCTTGCTCAGAGTTGCAGACTGGTACAACCAACAGCAACAACTTTGCTAACGCATCTATCGCAGACCCGACCTACTGGGTTGAGTGGATGTACACAGCAGCTGCAGACATTCTCACAGGCTCGAACGGCAACTTGCCTTCAATCCTTGCTGTGTCTCCAAACGTCTGGAAGTTGATGGGTTCACTCAGCGACACTGCAGACCGTCCATTGTTCCCACAGGTTGGGCCAATGAACGCATTTGGTTCACTCAGCCCCGGTGGAGACGCTGGTTTTGCTTTCGGACTTCGTGTAGTCGTTGACCGTAACTTGACCTCAGCAGGTATGACCATTCTTGACCCTCGTGCCCTCGAAAACTGGGAACAGCAAAAGGGCGCAATCAGCGTTGAACAGCCTTCACAGTTGTCACGTCAAATTGCTTTCCGTGGCTACTTCGCCTCGAAACTCATTGACCCAACGCTCAGCATCAAGGCTGCTTTCGTCTAACCAAGACGGATTTTTAGAGGAACTGAAGAACCATGGCCACTTACGACTTAGCGTTTCACACACGCTTAGACGGTGTCGTGGTTCTTCAGACCTTCGTTGAAACTGGCATCCAAGTCGGCGATGTTGTCACCATCGCTGGCGCTGGCCACAATCTAAACGGCACACACACCGTTCTATCTACGCAAGACAACGAATACATCGGACAGTCAGACGAAGGCGACTTTGAGTTTGACAATGAGGTCATTCGACTGTTCCAGTTTCTTTTCCGAGACGCTGACGGTGACCTAGAGCGTTCTGTTGCTACAGGAACTGTGACCTTCACACCGTCTGTATCGTGGATACAGGCTTCCGATGTCACAAGTTGGTTAGGTATTGACGTGGCTACTGCTAACGACACGGCCTTCATAACGGTCTGCGTCAATGCCACCAACAACTGGTGCTTCAGAAAGCGTCGTGAGGCTGGTTACACAGACTCGATGACAACAGTGCCTGGTGCCGATGTGAAACTTGGGGCGATCATGTATGCAGCAACTCTCTATCGTGAGCGTGGCTCTGCAGATTCGTTTGCCTCATTCGACGCAATGTCTTCAATACCTATCCCTTCTACCATGGGTCGCATTATGTCTCTCATTGGTTGTGGCCGTCCACAGGTCGCCTGATGCCTGCATCTGGAATCCTTGTTGACGCAGTGAACGCAATCAAAACAGCGCTCACAGCGTTGGGTTTGAAACCAGTTACAGACCCACGCAACGCACGACCCATGTCTGTCTTTATCGAATTACCAGTGATGACGTCATGGACTTACAACGTGGGCGACTTTCGCATCCCAGTTCGCATACTTGCAGCTCCTCCTGGCAACCAAGATTCAGGTGACTACCTGATGACCACGGTTGACACAATCATGAACTCTTCCATTGCCGTAGTTGACGCCCGACCGGGTAACGCTTCATACGGTGGGCAAGACATACCAACATACGATTTGACTGTGGCTATCGCAGTCAAACGAAACTAGAAAGGTCAGAAATGGCAACAACAACATTCCTCAGCAATGCAACGATCAACATCACGCAGGGCGCAACTACTTACGACTTGAGTGATCAGGCGAACGCTTGCACAATCACCATTGGTCAGGACTCGCTTGAAGCAACAGCATTCGGTGACACTGGTCATCGTTTTGTTGGTGGCCTCCAAAGCGTCGAAGTTTCAATTGACTTCTTCCTTTCTTACGGTGGCTCAGGCGCAACGTCAGAAGTTGAAACAGCACTTGCAGCAATGGTCGGTCAAGGCACAACGACACTCACCATTAGCCCATCTGGAACGACTGAGTCAGCGTCTAACCCTGAGTACATCATTACGAACGCAATGATGGAAAACTTCACGCCTATCAACTCAACCGTTGGTGAACTCGCAACCGTCACGGCTACCTTTACTGGTGGCACATGGGTACGAGACATCACCTGATCTAAGGAACGAGGGAAACAATGAAAATCCAACTACGCATCACGCCCAACGAAGGCGAACCATACGAACTAGAAACTAACTTGTTCGTCATTGTCGCTTGGGAACGCAAGTTCAAACAAAAAGCCTCAACGCTCGCTAACGGCATCGGCATTGAAGACCTTGCATTTATGGCCTACGAATGCTGCAAACAGCAAAACATTCCAGTGCCAGTTTCATTTGACGAATACATCAAGAAAGTCAATGCAGTAGAAGTAGTTGGTCAAGAAGACCCAAAAGCCACCGAAGCAACAGTTACCGAAGAGCCTTAGCAGAGGTACTTGTTGCAACAGGGTTTTACCCCCCACAAATAGAATTCGAGATTGACGATCTAACGACAGTCATTGAGATTCTGAACAACCAGCAGAAAGCACAACGGAAATGACAGCATCAGCCTCCATAGAGATAGCAGGTCTGAAAGAAGCCATCCGTTCTTTGAACAAGGTTGAGCCGGGGCTTCGTAAAGAGTTCACCAAGAACGCCAACGAAATCGCCCAGCCAGCGATTCGTGAAGTCCAACAGGGCTACGCCCGAATCCCTTTGTCGGGTATGGCTCGAAATTGGACAGACAAATCAGGACGCAAAATCTTTCCGTTCTCCGTGGCAAAGGCACAGTCGGGAGTCAAGTTGAAAGTCGACGCTGCAAGGGAAGCCGTCAGTCTTCTTTACATCACACAGACCTACGTTGGCGCTGCCGTCTTCGAGGCTGCAGGTCGTAGCAACCCAAACACCCTAGGAGACTCTCTAGGGCCACTCAAACCCAACCAGACGAGAGTTCTTGGGCCTTCTGTATTTAGGAAGCGTGGCGAGATTGAAAAGGGCCTACAACGCCTCTCAATGGATGCCATTCAGCGTGTCCAGAAAGAACTGAACTGATGGCTCTTGCTATACCAATCATAAGCACTTTTGACGGAGGTGGAGTTTCCAAGGCCATTTCGGAATTCCGAAATTTGGAGGGCGCAGGAAAAAAGGCGCAGTTCGCCATCAAGAAAGCAGCCGTTCCTGCAGCAGCAGCCTTGACTGGTTTAGCCCTTGCACTTGGTGATGCAGTAGCAGGCGCTATTGAAGACCAAGCAGCGCAAGACAAACTTGCAACCAGCCTTGAAAAGACGACCGGCGCAAATGATGCGCAGATTGCCAGCGTCGAAGATTGGATTACTAAGCAAGGCAAGTTGCTTGGTTTTTCAGACGACAAACTAAGGCCAGCATTTGACAGGCTTGCTAGGGCAACAGGTGACGTTACCGAGGCTCAGGACCTCGCTGAACGAGCCATGGACATAGCCACAGCCACTGGCAAACCACTAGAAAGTGTGGTCGGAGCGTTAGAGAAAGCCTATGGAGGCAACCTCAAAGCCCTTCAGAAACTTGCGCCCGAATACAGGCAGATGATTGAAGACGGCGCATCGTTTGAAGAAGTAATGGACGCACTGGCCAAAACAACCGGGGGCGCAGCTGCAGATGCAGCCGACACTACAGCAGGCAAGTTTGCTCGACTCAAAATTGGCTTTGACGAAACAAAAGAATCTATTGGTGCAGCACTTTTACCAGCAGTTGAAACCGTGTTGCCATACCTTCAAAAGTTTGCTGGTTGGGCGCAAGACAACCCACAAACATTCATGATTATTGCTGGCGCTTTAGCAGCAGTAGCAGCGTCCATTGTGGCCATAAACATCGCCATGGCTCTCAACCCAATTGGGCTAATTATTATCGGCATTGGTCTTTTGATTGCTGGTCTTGCGATTGCTTACACAAAGTTTGAAGGGTTCAGAAACGTTGTTGACACCGTGTTTGGGTTCCTCAAGTTCTACATTACGGACATCATCGTTCCAGCAATAAAAATATGGATAGAGATATTCAAGAAAGTTTTTGAGTACATCAAGTTTGGCGTTCAAAAGATTGTCATTCCGTATGTGGAAACTATGGTTAGCGTGTTCAAAACTGTGTTCAACTCCATCGCAAGCCTCTGGAACAGCACGATTGGCAAGTTGTCTTTCAAGGTTCCAAGCTGGGTGCCTGGCCTCGGTGGTAAGGGCTTTGATGTTCCTAACATTCCAATGTTGGCTGCAGGTGGCATCGTCACTGGCCCGACGCTGGCGATGATTGGTGAAGCAGGCCCAGAGGCTGTCATCCCATTAGATCGTATGGGGCAGATGGGTGGTGGTGGCACAACTGTCAACATCAACGTCAACGGTGGCGACCCTCAAAGCGTGGTAAATGCCTTGCGTACCTACAT